GTCAAATCCTGGTTATAAGACACAAGCTGGTGTTTATGTTTCTCTCTCAGGGCAAACGGGGGCGCAAGGTATCCAAGGGGTTCAAGGTGCACAGGGTATTGAAGGTTCACAAGGCACTCAGGGTACAGAAGGCTCACAGGGCACGCAAGGTATCCAAGGGGTTCAAGGTGCACAGGGTATTGAAGGTTCACAAGGCACTCAGGGTACAGAAGGCTCACAGGGCACGCAAGGTACCGAAGGTGCTCAAGGAACACAAGGTATTGAAGGTTCACAAGGCACTCAGGGTATTCAAGGAATTGAAGGTACCATTTTAAATTTTATTGGAAATTGGGTTGCAGGAACTTATACTCCAAATATGATTGTCGTATCTCCACTAAATGGAAATACTTATATCTGTATTGCCATACCTGCGGATGGCGGAGCAATTTATGTAGATCCTTCTTTAAATACTGATGCTTGGGTTTTATATTCTTCAAGAGGCGTACAGGGCACCGAAGGTATTCAAGGAGCACAGGGTATCGAAGGATCACAAGGAACACAGGGTATTGAAGGTTCTCAAGGTACTCAAGGAACTGAGGGTTCGCAAGGTATCCAAGGTATTGAAGGATCACAAGGTATTACTGGTGCTCAAGGAACGCGTGCAACGGAAGATAGATTAATTAATGGCAGTTATGAAGTTATACTTAATGCTACGGGTGAACTCACATTTCCCGAAGGTGCCAATATAACAGATACGGCTACCACAATTGTAATTACCCCACCCGGAGCAGCTGCCGGACAAAGTTTAGTAATTCGTCCCACATCATCGACATGGTCGGTCACTTCGAGTGGTTATATTGTGTATGGTAGCCCAATTACAATTTCAGTTAATCAGCTTTCAGGCGGAGCTTATTGGGGAACAGTCAACTATGAAATTACTGGTACCGGCGTAACACAACAATCATTGGGTCGTGCTCTCACTGGTAATGTGGTTTTCGACGGAACCACAGGACCTATTGCTGAAACGGTCACCTGGACCATACCTGCTAATAGCGCCATTACTGAATTTACTTTTACGCTAACCACGGTTGAAGGAACATATCAAGGTGGCTCTCCAGGAGATCCAGCATTGCATTATAATTTTGAATACAATGCACTGCCCGCAGGTACTTTTGCTACCATAACTAATAATGGTATTAATAGTTCGGAACATAGTCACGTACATTTAATCTCGGGTAATTCTGTAACAACCGACATCTATCTGGGTGATGATGATCAGTTTATTAAAATTGAAAAGAATGGTGGTAATGTTGTTATTGGAACAAATGCAAATACTAAAAATTGGACATTTGATATAGATGGTAAGGTATCCATTCCCTCTGTAATTTGGAATTATCTACCAACCACCTTTACGGCTGTTCCCGTGACCTACGGAGCAACGACTTTAACATTCACCGTTCTTCCAGACAATACAATTGTTGATATGAGCGTCGCCGCCGGCGCGGGCGGGTATGGTCCCGACGACGTTGACCTAACAATACCCGGAACAACTTTTTCTGGCGGAACTACTCCTGCTAATGATATTGTTTTTAATGTTCAAACATTTGAGAGTGCAGGACCCGTTTATTCAACAGATGTAACTAGCACAGTTACTTATGTTTCCGGCATGCCGCCTCTAAGATATGACAATATTGCCGCGGCCGGTGATTTAGGACTAGGCGCGGGTAATGCGCATTGGGTATTTAAAACTAACGGAGCCATAGTATATCCAACGGCGCCAGCACCAGTCGAGCCAGCAACGAGCAAAGGCGCCGCAGGAGATACAGTTGGAAGTGTGATATTTGGATTTGAATATATCTATCAATGCATTGGCATTTATGATGGCACTAGCGATATTTGGAAACGCATTGCGTGGTCGAATAATACTTGGTAATTAATCTATGACAAGCGGACACTTTTATCACGCTCATATCCGTAGGATCGTAACGGTCTTCGGAACGATATTTAACAATATCAATATCATCCGCAAGGATCAAACGGGTAAAGTTATCCATTCGATCCGGGTTCCACTTGCGTATGGACCCAAGGCAAAGTTCCTTCAGCGGCTCGATGAGCAGAAAGATCTTCAGGGCAATAAAATTGCAATGAAGTTACCCCGCATGTCATTTGAAATTACCACTATGGTATATGACGCAACTACTAAGTTGAATCGTAATAATGTCGTAACCTCAATGGATGCTGGCGATACATTAACCAAACATATTGTACGCACTTTTGCTCCGTATAGAATGAACTTCCAACTTTCTATTATGGCAAAGAATCAGGATGACGCACTTCAGGTAATGGAACAGATTCTTCCTTATTTTCAACCTGAATATACGGTTACAGTCAAAGAACTAGATTCGTCCAATGTAACGACGGATGTTCCATTTGTTCTTACCAATGTGACGATGGAAGATACGTATGAAGGTGACTTTACGACACGCAGAGCAATCATCTATACCCTGGATTTCGAAGCCCGTATTCGTTTCTATGGACCTATCTCTCGTAGATCTATTATTAAGTACACTGACGTAGATTTTATCACGAATGATTTTGAAAAAACCGACGTTAATATCCATACAACATTGGGATCCATCGAAGATACTCCTGAGGACTATACGGTTATACAAACGAAAACGGATTTTGGGTTTAATAACCCTGGGTAAAGACCTCATTTTATTATGAATAAAAGCGAAGAATTACTCAAAAAGCTGGAACAAAATCTTCCGCCCCCTTTGCCTTTACCACCAGTCGCTATAGAAGCAAAGGCGGAAAGGGAAATTGATGATGACTACGAGTTCTCCCGCAAGACCTATAAGGATCTTGTGGATAAGTCAAATAATGCCATTGAAGGTATGATGGAACTTGCACTACAATCCGAGCATCCACGTGCATTTGAAGTTCTGAGTATTATGCTCAAGAATACTTCAGATATGACGGATAAATTGATGGCGCTTCAGAAACAAAAGAAAGAGATTAAGAACAAAGAAAAGAATGAGGCTCCTGCTGCAACTGGAGTTACCAATAACAATTTATTTCTGGGATCAGTCACTGATCTTCAGAAGCACTTAATCTCTCAGACACTGGAAAAAAATGTCACAGATGCATCTTAAAAATGCTGAGATGGGTTACCTAGGTAACCCGCAGGTCAAGCGTGATGGTGTTCAACAACAGTTCACAAAAACCGAAGTAAGCGAATACCTCAAATGCATGAAGGACCCGGTTTACTTTGCAAAGACCTATGTCAAAGTAATTTCTCTGGATCGAGGTTTGGTTCCATTCACGCCTTATTCTTATCAGGAAAAAATGTTTAGTCATTTCAATGATAATAGATTTTCTATTGTTCTTGCGTGTCGTCAGTCGGGTAAGTCCATTTCATCCGTCATTTACATTCTTTGGTACGCCTTATTCCAGCCCGACAAAACCATTGCAGTCCTTGCAAATAAAGGCTCAACTGCACGCGAAATGTTGGCACGTATTACACTTGCCCTCGAAAACCTACCATTCTTTCTACAACCTGGTTGCCGGGCATTGAATAAAGGGTCGATTGAATTGAGTAACAACTCTCGCATCATTGCTGCGGCGACCTCAGGTTCTTCGATCCGCGGTCTCTCCATTAACCTTCTGTTCCTGGATGAATTTGCCTTTGTTGAAAATGCAGCAACCTTCTATACCTCAACGTACCCAGTAATTACCTCGGGTACCACGTCAAAGGTCATTATTACTTCTACGGCAAACGGTGTGGGTAATACATTCCACCGTCTTTGGGAGAGTGCGGTTCAAGGAGTCAGTGAGTACAAACCGTTTCGCGTGGACTGGTTTGACGTTCCGGGTCGCGATGAGAAGTGGAAGAATCAGACCATTGCCAACACGTCGCCTTTACAGTTTGAACAGGAATATGGCAACTCATTCCACGGTACGGGATCAACGTTGATTAACGCTGAGAATTTACTTGCAATGAAAGCGGAAAGCCCAGTCTATTCCCAGAATAAAGTAAATGTGTATGAGAAACCAGTGAGCGATCATAACTACATTATGACGGTGGATGTGGCAAAGGGAAGAGGCCAGGATTATTCTACCTTTACGGTATTTAATATATCGCAACAGCCATTTCGTACCGTTGCTACTTTTCGCGACAATTTAATGTCTCCACTGCTGTTTCCAGATGTTATTTGGAAATATGCAAAGACCTATAATAATGCCTATCTGATTATTGAATCGAACGATCAGGGATCCGTGGTGTGTAATGGTCTCTATTATGATCTAGAATACGAGAATATGTATGTGGAATCTAGCGTAAAGACGGGTGCAATTGGAATCACAACAACCAAGAAAACAAAACGGATTGGATGTTCTAATTTAAAAGATCTTATTGAACAAAAGAAACTGACAATCATTGATCCAGATATGATTTCAGAATTAAGTACATTTGAAGCTGATGGATCTTCCTATGAAGCATCCGACGGCAATCATGATGATATGGTTATGACGTTAGTACTTTTCTCCTGGTTTGTTGCAACGGATATGTTTGTTCAAATGTCAAACATTGATCTTAAACAGATGTTGTATTCAGATAGAATTAAAGTCATCGAGGATGAACTTGTTCCTGTGGGTATTTTTAGTTCAATCGAAGATTCAAAGCCCCAGTATACCGTGGAAGGCGGAGAGCTCTGGACGTCATCGGTTACAACCGGAATGTTCTAAAAGCAGCTATTTATAAATAGATGTACTGAAAATCCGTATTATGTTTCCTTAACATCCAACACTCGCAAACTATGAGTATTCTCGTTTCCCCCGGAGTTCAAGTCCAAGAACTTGACTTCACCAACGTCGTACCAGCCGTTTCTACCTCTATTGGTGGTTATGCTGGTTCTTTCCGCTGGGGTCCAGTCGAAGAGATCCGTACTGTCAGTTCTGAAAAAGAATTGGCTCTTACATTCGGAACTCCAGATGCATCCACAGCTCGTTCATTCCTCACCGCAGCTTCATATCTGAAGTATTCAAGCAATCTTAAAGTTTCCCGTGCTCTTAATGCAACTAGCAAAAATGCTACGTCGGCAGGAAGCGGTCTTCTCATTAAGAATGCCACATCATACGAAAATGATATTGATCTAGGTGGTAGCGGTGCTAGTGTTTGGGCAGCTCGTTGCCCAGGTGCACTTGGAAATTCTATTGCTGTCGAAATCTGCACCGCAGGCGACGCATTCGATGGTACTTCGGGCCAGGCCGCATGGGCTTACTCAGGTTTATTTAATTCTGCTCCAGGAACTTCGGCTTCTGCAGCAAGTGTTGGAGCTACTCTCGACGAAGTTCACGTTGTCGTTATCGACAGCCTGGGCCATTTCTCGGGAACAGCAGGAACAGTTCTGGAACGCTTCGCATTCCTCTCCCTCGCATCAGACGCAGTTGCAGTTGATGGTACTTCACAATATTATCAAACAGCAATTAATGCTCGTTCTAACTACATTTGGTGGTTGAATCATCCATCCGAGTTGAATGCCACAACTGGCACACTTGGTGCTGGTGACGCAATCGAAACCGATGCAGTATACACCACATCCGATACCGCTCTTACATACGCTCTGGCCAATGGTACTGATGTAGCAGTGACTGCTGGTAATACTGTAACCGCTCTTGCAGTATTCAATGATGCTGAAACAGTTGACGTAAATCTGGTATTCACCGCTGGTGATGCTACTGGATCACATACCGTTGCTGATGCAGTTATTGCTCTTGCAGAACTGCGTAGAGACATCGTTGGATTCATCTCTGCTCCGGTTGAAACATCTCTCGGTGCATCTCCAGCTGCTGCGGTAATCACATACTTCAATCAAGTTGCAGGAAGCTCTTACATCGTTAAGGATTCTACTGCAGTTAAGATGTATGACAAATACAACGACAGCTATAGCTGGATCACTGCCGCTGGCCACATTGCTGGTCTTTGCGCACGTACTGATACTGTTGCTGATGCTTGGTTCTCTCCAGCCGGTTCTACCCGTGGTCTTCTCCTTGGCGTAACAAAGCTTGGTTATAACCCAATTGCAGCTGATCGCGATGCCCTCTATAAACTGGGTATCAATCCAATCGTAAGCTTCCCAGGAACTGGTCCAATGCTCTACGGAGATAAGACCGCTCAGGTAAAGCCTTCCGCATTCGACCGTATTAACGTACGTCGTCTCTTCCTCGTTCTTGAGAAAGCTATCGGCCTTGCTGGTAAAGCTCAACTCTTCGAACTCAATGATGAATTCACTCGCGCCTCATTCCGTGGTGCAGTTGAACCTTATCTCCGTGATGTAAAGGGCCGCCGTGGTATTACCGATTTCAGGGTAGTCTGCGATAGCTCTAACAATACCGGTGACATTATTGATCGCAATGAATTCCGCGCTGACATCTACGTCAAGCCAGCTCATGCGATTAACTTCATCACCCTGAGCTTTATCGCTACTCGTACGGGCGTAAGCTTCTCCGAAGTTGTTGGTACTGGCTCTTCTGGTACTCCAAACCTCTAATAAATAACAAAGGAGAACAATAATATGCCTAATCTTGCAATTAACGATTTCAAAGCCAGATTGTCTGGCGGTGGAGCACGTAATAACTTATTTCAAGTTACTATGTCTTTCCCAAGCTACGCTCAAGGTGATGTAGAACTGACCTCTTTCATGGTCAAAGCCACATCGCTTCCAAGCTCAATCATCTCCCCAATCACGGTTCCTTTCCGTGGCCGTCAGCTTCAATTAGCTGGTGACCGCTCGTTTGAAGCCTGGGGAATCACAGTCATTAACGATACGAACTTCAAGGTTCGTAACTCGTTTGAACGTTGGATGAACGGAATGAACGCCCATACAGCAAACGTTGGATTCACAAATCCAACTCAGTATATGCGCGACGCAGTCGTTGACCAACTCGATAAGACGGGCTCAGTTGTTAAACGCTACGACATGCGTGGCTGTTTCCCAACCGCTCTGTCAGCTATCGACCTCAGCTACGATTCAGAAAACACCATCGAAGAATTCGGTGTTGAGTTCCAGATGACATACTGGGAAGCTAACGGTATTACTACTTAATACCTTTTCGAAAAATTGAATAAATAAGACAGTGGGGGAGGCTGGCCATTGGGACTCCTCCCCCACTTTATTCAACCCCTACATATAATATGGAATTCTTCGGATGGAAATTTGAAAAACTCAGCGATGCTGAGAAACGCAAGAGAATTGCAGAACAGCCAGTTTCTTTCGTACCAGCTACGCAAGAGGACGGTTCCACTGCGATTGCCGCCGGAGGTTATTACGGTCAGTATCTCGACCTTGATGGAGATGCAGCAAAGACGGATGTCGATCTAATCCGCAAGTATCGTATTGCAGCTGAACAGCCCGAGTGCGACCAGGCAATCGACGATATTGTAAATGAAGCAATTGTTGGAGACCATGATGATGCTCCAGCACAACTTAACTTGGACCGTCTGGAACAGCCAGCGTCAATTAAAAAACTAATTCGTGGAGAGTTTGATCACCTCTGCAAATTACTCAATTTCAGTAATAACGGTCAGGATATTTTCCGTAGATGGTACGTTGATGGACGTTTGTTCTATCATATGATCGTCGATGAAACTCAACCCGATGCAGGTATCCAAGAACTTCGTGCAGTTGATGCACTCCGTATCCGTAAGGTTCGTGAAATCAAAGAAGAAATTGACGTTAATACTGGTGCAAAAATCATTAAGAATCTTGATGAGTATTACCTCTATCAGGATGGCGGTCTTCAGAAGTCTGACATTGGGCTCAAGATTAATAAGGATGCAATCTGTTATGTACCATCCGGTATTCTTGATTCAACCCGTAAGCGGGTTCTATCTCCGCTCCATAAGGCAATCAAGCCCGTGAATCAACTGCGCATGATGGAGGACTCATTGGTCATCTATCGTCTTGCACGTGCTCCGGAACGCCGTATTTTCTATATTGATGTGGGTAATCTTCCTAAGGGTAAAGCGGAAGAATATATGCGCACCATCATGAATCAATACCGCAATAAGCTGGTATATGATGCATCAACTGGTGAAATCCGTGACGACCGTAAGCATATGTCGATGCTCGAAGACTTCTGGCTTCCGCGCCGTGAAGGTGGTCGTGGCACCGAAATCTCTACGCTTCCGGGCGGAGAGAACCTAAGTCAGATCGATGACATTCTGTTCTTCCAAAAGAAACTCTATCGTTGCCTCAATGTACCAATCGGTCGTATGGAGTCAGAAACTCCATTCAGCCTTGGTAGAACTACAGAGATTTCACGTGATGAGGTCAAGTTCCAGAAGTTTGTCGACCGTCTTCGTAAGAAGTTTTCGATTATGTTCTTTGATCTACTTCATACACAATTGATGCTCAAGGGCATCATTACGGAAGAAGATTGGCCACAGATTCGTGAGGATATGACGGTTGATTTCCGTCAGGACAATTACTTTACCGAACTTAAAGAAGCTGAAGTCCTTACCGGACGTATTGAACTACTGAATGCTGCTCAGCCATTCATTGGCAAATACTTCTCGGATACATGGGTTCGTCGTAATATCCTACGCCAGACGGATGAGGACATGGAGATGATGGATGCCGAAATGACTCAGGATGGTTCGGCCCAGAATGCAGAAGAAATGAGAATGGCTGAAATTGAGGCTACTTCAAACCCAGCCCCAGCAGGACCACCCACTCAGAACTAATCTTCAGGGAGTAAAATCTATAAATAGATGTTATATATGAGCAATGATATTACTTCAATGATTAAAGCTTTAGCCAACGGAACGGCTTCCGAGGCTAATACTACGTTTACTCGCGTTATGACGGAGAAGATCAATGCGGTTCTGGATGAGCGCAAACAATCTTTGGCTTCTGAACTGTATAATAAGAAAGCAACTCCTGAAGTAAAATAACATGCTATCGGAAGAATTTCTAAATAGTATGAGAGTGGAGCTTGCTAAAACTACCTATGTAACAAATCCAAAGGGTAGAAGCAAGGAAGCTTCCGTTGCTCATTACAATTCTTATATTGCTCATAAAACTGCTGCAGAACAACAAACGGATTCTTCTAAAAAAGAATACCATCAGATTTTAGCAGAGCATCATGGTAAAATGCAGTTCGAGGTAACACTACAATGAACTTTTTTGAAACAGTACGTAAATTGAAAGAAAGCGAGCATGATCTTGAAGATGATGCTATGGCCTCAAAGCATACCAAAGATGCCCACGCATTTTCAGGAATGGGTGATCATGGTAATGCAGCATTACATCATGGCGCAGCAAGTGTTGCTCATGCAGACGCTGCAAAGATGACGCATGATAAAAGTGTTCAACAATATCATGGTTTGATGGCGGCCCATCATAAAACCATGAAAAGTTATCACGAAGCACAATAACAATGCAAGACTTCATCAATTCTGTTCGTTCGGTGATTACAGAGGCGAATGCCGATGATTATGCGCATGATGCAACCAACATTGCGAACTCACATTCTCAGCACGCCACTCGTAAAGAGTATCACAAGCAAGCAAGCAAGATGCATCAGCTTGCACACGACCGTCACGAGGATATTGCCAGACGAACACAGGGTGACAAATATCACGGTCTGATTATGCAGCATCATAAGAATATGATTGCATTCCACAATTCAGAAGCAGAATAATTTCAAATGAACTTTTTCGAAACAGTACGTCAATTGCAGGAAGATCCAGATCACAGTGCTCGGGCCCATGCACACGGTCAGCTTGCATACGTTGATTCAGAAAAAGGCGATCATACTCAGGCAGAAAAATCTCATCGCGTAGCAAGTATTATGCATAGTGTTGCGGCGAATCACCTCGGTTTAGGGGGAGACGAAGCAAAACGCAGCTATCATACAATCATGGCAAAGCATCATGAGGAGCTGCAGCAGCATCACAGAACATCTCGTACAAAATGAAACTCATCACAGAACATCTCGATAATGACATCGGTTATATTACCGAAGGCGTCGGCGCAGAAAAGAAAACCTTTGTTGAAGGTGTCTTCATGCAAGCCGAAAAAGCCAACCGCAATGGTCGCATCTATCATTACCGTGTTCTTGCTCCAGCAGTTGCCAAATACGTTACCGAACAAGTTGCAACGGGTCGTGCAGTTGGTGAACTGAATCATCCAGACGGTCCTACAGTTAATCTTGATAAGGTCTCACATCGTATTACTTCTCTCAAATGGGATGGCCATAATGTAATGGGTAAGGCGCTCATTCTCAATACTCCAATGGGCAACATCGTAAAGGGCCTTGTTGAAGGTGGAGTTCGTCTTGGCGTTTCAAGCCGCGGTATGGGTTCATTGGAACGCAGCGGTAGCATCATGGCAGTAAAGCCAGACTTTGTTCTTTCTACAATTGATATTGTTCAGGATCCTTCTGCTCCAGAAGCCTTTGTGAATGGTATCATGGAAGGTGTTGAATACTTTGTTCGCGGTAATGAAATCATTGCCGAGAAAATTCAAAAGGAAATACACCGTACACCGTCCAAGCAGCTTATTGAAGCTCAGGCACGGGTGTTTAAAAACTTTCTCGATGCAATTGTTCTCAAATAATTGCTCAAGACTTTCTATTATGGGTAAAACTGAAGATGCTAATTATGGTAACGTGAATACATCTAAGGTGATTTGTGAATTAACAGAGACTGATCACAAGCAATTCTGCTTGGTATCCTCTCTAAACTTTAACCACTATAATATTGTAGTAGGCTAAATCTAAAACAAATATGTCACACACATCAAAAGGTCAAGTCGATCTCATTGAAGACATCACTGTTGAGGAACTACTTGCTGATGGACTCGTTGAAGACGTTGAAGTTTCTGGCGAGGAACAAGGCAAGAAGAAGCTTGATGACAAAGAAGGTACCGCGGATGCTCCAGTAGCAAATGCAGTGCCGGTGGGTGCCCCTGAAGCGGATGCTGTACAACCAGCCGCCGATGCAGTTGCAGCCGCAGTAAGTGCTGCTCCTGTGGCGGTTGCGCCACATTCTCTGGGAAAACCAGAGTCTCCAGCACTTGCACCAGAGGTTCAGAAGGCAGCTGATTCAGTGAACGCAGCAATTGCTGCGGCTCCTAAAGCAGAAGCTCCACAAACCAAAGCTGGACTCATCAATGCGATGTACCAACATCTGTCCACAATGAAGACTGAGGATCTCGCGAATGTCTACAGCACGTTGACGACTCCACAAGAGACGCCAAAAGCTGAAGAACCAGCGGCTCCAAAAGTTGATCCGGAAGCTCCAAAGGCCGACGAAAAAGGTGAAGACGAACAGCAACCAGAAGCAGAGAAATCTGCTGATGACAAAGCTGAAGATGACAAGGAAGAAGACGATAAGAAAAAGGATGATGACGTCAAGGAAAACCTTGAAGTTCTCATGCAGGCAGAAACCTCTCTTTCTGAATCGTTCCGCTCCAAGGCATCTGAACTGTTCGAATCTGCAGTCAAGACGAAGCTTGCGGAAGAAGTCTCCCGCATCGAGGAAAATTACCGCTCCCAACTGGACGAAGAAACAACTAAAATTGCTTCTTCACTCTCAGAAAAGGTCGACAGCTATCTTAGCTATGTCGTAGGTACCTGGATGGAAGAGAACAAAGTCGCAATCGAATCTGGTCTGCGTACCGAGATCGCGGAAAATTTCATTAGCGCATTGAAGAATGTGTTCACTGAAAGCTACATCGAAGTTCCACAAGGCAAGGAAAATCTTGTTGATACACTCAATAAGAACGTTGCTTCCCTTGAAGAACAGCTGATGAAAGCAACCGAATCAAACATGAAACTCAATGAGTCTGTTAACGCCCTAAAGCGTGATCAGATCCTCGCTGAGGCTTCAGTAGGTCTTGCTTCAACAGAAGCAGTCAAGCTCACCACTCTTTCAGAAGAAATTGATTTTGAAGACGCCGAATCTTTCACAAAAAAGGTTCAGTCAGTCAAAGAATCTTACTTCCGCAAGAATGTTAAGAAGTCCAAAGAAAACGAAGTAGAAACTGTTCTTAATGAGTCGGGTCAAGAAATTGAACTGACTCCAGTAATGGCAGCGTATTCTTCAGCAATTACCCGCACACTCAAGTCATAAACAATTTAATCCTAATAAGGAATTAACTAACATGTTCAACTCAGAAAAACTCCAAGAAAAGTGGAATCCTATTATCAATCATAAGGATCTCCCAGTAATCAAAGATAACTATCGTCGTGCTGTCACAGCATGCATTCTCGAAAATCAAGAGAAAGCACTCCGTGAAGAACGCGGTCAGTCATCTTTCCAAGGTCTCACAGAGACCGCAGCTAATGCTACCACGGGTGGCACAGGCAACATGGCAAATTGGGATCCAATCCTGATCAGCCTCGTTCGTCGTTCAATGCCAAACCTGATCGCCTACGACATCGCTGGCGTTCAACCAATGTCTGGCCCAACTGGCTTGATCTTCGCTATGAAGAGCAAGTACTCCACACAAGGCGGAACTGAAGCCCTCTTCAATGAAGCCAACTCTGGTTTCTCTGGCACTGGTTCACAGGCCTCAAACTCTTCTTCACTTCCAGCCGTTACAGGCGGAAGCGGCGCTGATGCTGATGGAGTTCATAACTCCTTTGCAGTTGGTAGTGGTATGTCCACCGCAGAAGGTGAAGCTCTCGGTTCCGGTTCTTCCGGTGCTGGTGAATTCGGCGAAATGGCATTCAGCATCGAGAAAGCAACCGTGACTGCAAAGACACGCGCCCTCAAGGCTGAATACACGATGGAACTTGCTCAAGATCTCAAGGCCGTTCACGGTCTCGATGCAGAATCTGAGCTTGCTAACATCCTCTCTGCTGAAATTCTCGCTGAAATCAATCGCGAAGTTATCCGCACGATCAACGTTAAAGCCAAACTCGGTGCACAGCAATCAAATATGGCTCGTCCCGGTACCTTTAACCTTCTCACCGACTCAGATGGTCGTTGGAACGTTGAACGCTTCAAGGGTATGCTGATCCAGATTGAACGCGAAGCTAACGTTATCGCAAAAGAAACACGTCGTGGCAAGGGTAACTTCATCCTCTGCTCGAGCGATGTTGCAACTGCCCTCGCTGCTGCTGGCGTACTCGATTACGCTCCAGCTCTTAGCACAAACCTCGAAGTTGATGACACTGGCAACACCTTCGCTGGTGTTCTCAATGGTCGCACCAAGGTTTATATCGATCCATATGCTACCGATGACTACGTCACCGTTGGCTACCGTGGAACAAATCCATACGATGCAGGTCTCTTCTATGCTCCATACGTTCCACTCACAATGGTACGCGCGGTTAACCCAGGAGATTTCCAACCACGTATCGGATTCAAAACCCGTTACGGCATGGTCGCTAACCCATTCGCTGAAGCAAATCCAGTGAACGGCGTTGGTGCAAATCGTAGCAACAAGTACTTCCGCATCTTTGCTGTTGCTGGTATCTTGGACAATGGCTAATCTGTAATAGATTAAAGATCTTAGGGCCACCTCGAAAGGGGTGGCCCTTTTTTGTCATATAAATAAGGGTATGAATAACCTCACACAGAATAAAAATTACCTGTCTCCAACAGGATTTCGTGTAACCATCGATTCAACCCAGTTTGCAAATCTAGAATACTTTTGTACCCACGCATCGATCCCTACAGTTAGTCTTGCGGAAATTGCCACACCATTTCGTAAGAACCAGGATTTTACTCCGGGTGACCGCATAGACTACGGTACATTTGATATGAAATTCATGGTCTCTGAGAACATGGAGAATTACATTGAATTACTCAACTGGATGCGAAATAATGCTGAAGTAAATCAATACAAGACTTCAGATATTACACTGCACATCTTATCGAGTAACAACAATCCAAATAGAAAAGTTCGCTTTGTAAATGCATTTCCGACAAGTATGGGATCATTAGATTTCCATACTCAGAACACTGACGTGGAGTATCTTACGCTGGAAGCTTCATTTAGATATACCTACTTCGAATTTGTGACCTAAAAATTTAAGATAAATACTTCTATTATATTATGATTACACTTGAAGGTTTGATTGAAATGTGGAAAAAGGATTCCGAGATTGATGAGATGAATCTCGATGAATCTTCTCAGAAAATTGCAAAGATCCATGGTAAATACCTGGAACTTATCTCGATTACGAAACTTCAGTTGAAGAAGAAAGAGCTTGAACAAAAGATCCTTTTAAAGGACAAATGGCTCTACTTCAACGGCAAGATGGATCAGGCTGAAATTGCCACTCGTGGTTGGCCTTTTGATCCATTCAACGGTCTTAAGATTATGAAGACGGATCTTGAGTATTACTTTAATGCTGATCCTGAACTTCAGAAGTCAGAAGAAAAGATTATCTATCTCAAGACTCTGGTAGAAACGCTTGAGGAGATTATGGGCACATTACGCTGGCGCCATACTCATATCAAGAATATGATTGACTGGCGCAAGTTCACATCAGGAGCATGAGCGATCTTATTAAGATCCAGAAGAAGAATGAGGTGTTTGTTCGGGTGGACTGTGATCCATCCGTGGCAAATGAATTATCCGACTTCTTTACTTTCTTTGTTCCTGGCTATAAGTTTATGCCAGCATACCGTAATAAGGTATGGGATGGAAAGATTCGCCTATTTGATTCTCGGCTCAAGACCATTTATGGCGGTTTAATTCCATACATCAGAGAGTTTGCTGAGGTTAGAAAATGTGAAGTAGAATGGGTGGATGATCCATACTATGGAAGACCCGATTCTCGGGAACTGATTGACCCAAATGAACTGGCGCAATTCATTGCGAGCCTGAATCTGTATGCTCACGGTAAATCGATTGATCCACGAGAGTATCAGGTTGAGGCAGTAATGCATGCTCTCACAAATTGGAGAGCACTGCTACTGAGTCCCACCGCCTCGGGTAAGTCACTCATCATCTACATTCTAATTCGATGGTATCTTTCCAAATACGATAAAAAAGTACTGCTGATTGTACCCACAACTTCCCTCGTGGAACAGATGTACAAGGACTTTGCAGATTATGCCACGCTCGATGAAACGTGGGGTGTTGCTGAAACATGCCATAGAATCTATTCGGGTAAAGAAAAAATTAACATTAGCCAGCGTGTAATTATTACCACATGGCAGTCCATCTACAAGATGCAGGCCACGTGGTTCGAACCATATGGCATGGTCATTGGGGATGAAGCACATAACTTTAAAGCCAAATCATTGGCGGCAATTCTGGAGAAACTAAGAGATGCTAAATTTCGCATTGGTACTACTGGCACATTGGATGGAACTCAGACACATAAGCTTGTACTTGAAGGATTATTTGGTCCAGTCTATCAGGTTACTACCACAAAAACTCTTATTGAACAGAACGCTCTTTCGGATCTTGACATTTCGGTATTATTGATGAAGTACAGTGACGAGTTGTGTCAGGCAGCAAAGCAATTCGATTATCAGGCTGAGATTGATTTTATTGTGTCTCATGCACCGCGAAATAAGTTTATTCGCAATCTAGCATTGGCTCAAGAAGGCAATACACTGATCCTTTATAATTACGTTGAAAAACATGGGAAACCGCTGTACGATCTAATCGATAAAAAGTTAAATGAATTGCCCCGACGTACTCGCAAACTCTTTTTCGTATCGGGTGGAGTAGATACTGATGAACGTGAACGCATTCGTGAGATTACTGAGGGTGAAAAGGATGCAATCATTGTTGCATCCATGGGTACATTTTCTACAGGTATAAATATACGTAACCTGCATAACATCGTGTTTGCCTCTCCTTCAAAATCTCAGATTCGTATTCTCCAGTCCATTGGACGTGGACTTCGTAAATCTGATAACGGAGTTGCCACAAAAGTATTTGACATTGCTGATGACCTGCATTGGAAGAAGTCACGCAACTATACTCTGGACCATGCATCTGAAAGAATCAAGCTGTATTCAAAAGAAAAGTTTAACTATGTAATCCATGAGGTGGCACTGTGAGTCTCTACGATCTTGCAGTCATTTTTAAGCTCACCTCTGGAGATACGATTGTATGCCAGGTTCTATCTGACACGGATAAAAACATGTTGGTTCGTGATCCAGTTCAGGTAAATACGATCAG